TTAGCTTCTTGGCTGTATCTTAATTCCAAATTCATTATCTTGAGCTGCATTAAGATTTAAACTTGGCTTCAATAAATTTAACCAATCTTTAATTTCAGCATCAGTCAAATGTTTTTTGAGTCTGCTAGGGAAATCCCCTGCTTTACACATCTTAATTCCATATAAGTAAACTATATATGCTACTAAATCTGTGATTTGAATAAAATAAGATTCTTTGGAATTTTTGGGCAATGGATCTTCTATTAAAGACTTTATATCTTTTCGCAATGGGCTATAACCAAATTTTGAAGGAACATAGTTTATTTTCTGAATAGATCTCGTTGTTTTCCGCATTTTATCAACCCTTCCATCATCGGTTATTATTAAAAATTTAGTTTTCGGATTATTTTCCAAATCTATATCATTCTCAATCCGCTGAATAGAATATGTAAGTGCAGTATTAAGCACATCAAAGTTAGGACTTCTAATTACTTGTTTATTTATTAGAATATTTACAATACGTATATCTAGTGAACCAATAAATTTGCAGAATAGTGAAATTACAAGTTTTCTCTTAACGACATCAAACCCCATATTTCTGTAAGGGTCTTTATCTAATAAAAAATACTTTGAATGAAGCTCTAACTTTACGGGAAAGTTAAATTGCTCTTTTAGTTCTCGCCTAAAATTCCTGATTTGTTCATGGATTATTTTCCAGTGAGAATAATCAAAATATAAAGCGCTCAATACAAATATTGGAGATGAAAAAGAGGGAAAACCATCGTCACCAGATTCATCATAATAACAAATCTTCACAAACAGCCTTTCTTATTAATTATTTTTTGTACCAACTTATTGGTTGAATTTTTTGGTCGATCCTTATAAGTCACATTCAAGTAAAATTGTCACCAAATTAAAAATTAAGTCTAGAGAAACGTTTATTTAAATTATAGTCTTAATTTTTCATCGAATTCCAATTCAACCGCATCAATCGAACCAATTTCTAAAGGCTGAACCTTTGCCAAATGTAATACTTTAAAACTTGCCCTAAGTTTGTCCTTTGCAGAAATACTTTCATCATTCAAGCAGTTTTCTATAGTCTGCAATGCAGTCGTGCATAAGCTGCGCAAGCGTTCAGAATGCGCTGATTGAATGTCCAATAAATGTTTATTCAGTTCCGCTTTAAATTCGGGCTGGGATCGCCATGTACTGACGGTTTTAGGTGTAACCTGCAGCGACTCTGCAACCTTTACACCAGTCTTACCTGATGCCAATAACAAAATAGCTTGTCGCTGTTTTTCGTTCATATGCTAACAAATGATAACAATTCATTACATACTGCGCATTTTATCAGGTTGACCTGCTTACACCTGCTATCAGGCTGCTTTTATATGATAATTAAGCTTACTTTGATCATTTCTCGAGAAAAAAGAAGTAGCACGGTGTAAATAAATAAATCAAAACATTGAACCATGCTTGCCTGTTCGGATTAACCTGCTGTCAAATGCTGACTTTTTACAAAAAAACATAACAAACCAAAAACTAGAGCAAGTGCAACATGCTAATTGTTACTTATTGTGCATTTTGTTAATTAATATAACAGTTAAATGCTTCACAAAATCTTTTCGCCCAAACCAAATCGAAGCCTAGGATAACTACCATGCGTAACGGCATGAGCTAACAATGTGTTAAAAGCAGCGAAAAAGGAATCCTCATTCCGAAGGTGTACGCAGAACAAATAAAGCTCAGGATAATCCAATGCTATACACGGAACTGCTTTATCTTCAAAAAGGTCAAGCAATAATTCACTGTATTCAATATATTGATTGTTGAACAATTCTTTAACAACTACTAATGCCATAACCTCTAACCCACTAGTATCAATGGAATATTGATTGCCATTGATAACAAACTCCAATTTGTCCTTGATGCGTTGACAGTAACCTACCGCCCCTTTTACCTGATTAATAGCTTTTTTAAGTGCTCGTAACACGTTACTGCGTTTTCTGGAAAGACTTTGCCGACTAATCCGTTCAGTATTTGGGCTATCCTTTGTTTGAATAATTAATAACTTAGAATCAGTAACCACCAAAATATCACATATTTCTTCCCCATCATATACTCTTTTGGGGCTATGATAGATTTTATCTGCCTCAAAAATTAATAATAAACAATTGATTACATCTTCTTCTTGATACCTTCCCGCCTCTTCTCTTTCTAAAAAAGTATGACTATGCCCACGCGAACCATGATAAGCATGTCGTTCTGGTCGCATATCTTGTATAAAAAGGGTCTCACCAAAAGTTAATTCACTAAAAAAAACATTAATAGCCTCATTATCATCACAAGAAGTACGCAAACTAAACCATTCACTCATCTCATCTATAATCACGCGGGCATTGGGACGAGAAGGTTTCAATAGAGATAATTTGTTGATTTTCTTTTGAGTCACATCAGGAATCGTTACTTCTGCGCGATAAACCAGTTGCTCACGCGCTAACTCATCAAAAAAATGGACATTGATTTGTCCATTTCTCAATGAATCAAGTAATATTCTTGCAAAATCATCTGCAAATAAAGGCGTCCTAATAACCAAAGGTTCATCTTCATCATCGAAAAATGCTGTAACGAATCCAAACGTTCTCTGATTATCAATCTGTACAGGTGCCAAGTAAATCTTAAATCCTGCATTGATTTTAGCAGCAAGAATATATTCTTTTGGTGCTTTAACTATAAACATTGGACATGCTTTATCTTCCACATTTATTGATAAAATACCAGCAGGCATCTCTTGAATAATAGGAATTAGGTCTGGATAAAGTAAAGTCAGCATAAAAATGAATCAGAGGGTATAGTGCGAATATAATGTAGTCTTATTGAAATTCCCTATTGAAGAGTATCAAAGTTTACTGAGTCACCTCGAAATAAAAAAATCTGATACACACATAGTAATTCAATTGATCATTATGAAACGCTTAATCAATAATCAACATCATGATGACAAAACACTATACACAGGATAGTGTTTACTGATTCTTAGTGCTGTAACACTATATAGTGTTTATCGATTTTCCTTTGCCCTTAGATGTCATGATCTGCGTGAATGACTTTCGTTTGTTGCCTGTCTTTTGCCGGTACTCAAGACCGAGTATCTGCGCATAGGGTAACGGGTCTTTACGAATCGCATCACGTACACATGGCCATATTGTTGACTTGATAACCGGATCAGCTGCCAGACGGGATAAAACCTGTTTATCAATCGCTTCCTTTTGCTTCCCAGCAAGGTATCTGCTCTGGTTTCTGCTGAAACCGTAGTTTATGGCGACATCTGAATAAAATCGATTAATCCAGTGCATGAGCTTACCCTTACCGCCCATGATTTCGTTGCCTTTCATTCTGCCATTGACTAAAGGCAAAATCAGCGCGTGTGCATGTGGCGCGCTTTCATCAAGATGAACGTCAAACGACAACAATACACCCGGCATATTATCTCTAGCCCATGTCATACAATCCTGAAAAAATGGACGGGTATCTTGTTCATGCCAATTAGCAGGCAGGCTGAAAACGATTTCCAGCCCCATCACCTGATTGGCACGCGGTTTGTCTATACCCGCCTGCACCATCAGCACTTTTGCAGCACGGTCGAGCTGTTCTGCTGTTGCAGGGTCAGTCAGTGAATAGTTCAATGGCGATCTGAACGCATCAATATTCGCACCTGCACCACGTTCGGCCTGTAATGTGCGTTTATTGTGTTTTGCAGCGTTCAGAATACCATTTTTACCTTTCACCTTGCCCATTCGGAAAAAGTGACTGCTCGCCATCGTTTAACCATCCGTCAGCCGGGATAGATAAACGTACAACGACCATAGTTCAATTAAACCGAGTGAGGCCACATCTGCACCAATACCCAAATGAGAAAATCGCACCAGCAGCATTTCAAGCCGTTCCAGCCAGGTTTCATGACTCATGGCTCACCCCGCTGCGGAGTAAATAGCAACCAACGCGATGCTTATCGCCGTTTTCAGCTTCTATGGTCTGCCAGACTGTCACAATATCGTGACCTTGTTTACGCAGCTGCAAAACGCGTGCCGGTGGATGATACACGCCTAACCCACGGCTGGCCTCAAATGTATTGATGCTGAATACTTTTAAAGCCTGCAATAATCGTGCACATTGCTGTTTTGCGTTATCGCCTGTAAACTGTCGATTAATTACTTGAAAAGCCGCTTCTTTATGGGGCGGTATTTTTTTGTCCATATCACACCCCCTGATTGTTGTTTCGAGCTTTGCGCAGTTTTCCTACGTTCCAGCTGCTGGTTCGGGGCGTCAGTTTTTCAGGTTGTGGAATGATTCCAGCTTTTACACAGCGCCAAATCGTTGCAGGCGAGCAACCGTATAAACCTGTTAAGACTGGCAATCGTACTTGCGCTGAATCGGGAAGATCATCGAAGTTTTTAAGCGCTTCAGGAATTGAAGTTTCGTTTAGTTTCATATGATTGATTCCTGTATTTGTTAATCACAGGCAACATCATAAGAAAAGCTTTTTAGACTGTACGGAAATATCCTGATTGCAAACGGTAATTTCCATTAAGGTTTAACCGTTATTTTTTAGGTAACAAGTCTGTGCCTTCTTTAAGCCAACGTCGAATTGTCTTTGGATCAAAATCAACTCCGTATCGGCTTAATGCATCAGCTATTTCTTGGGGAGTATTTGATTTGGCGTCCTTAGGGTTATAGGCGTAGTCATCAATCGCTATAGCTACAAAGGCACGTAATAAATTATCTGTTTTTCTGGTTGATTCTTGTTTAGTAACAAAATTTTTTTGATCAACTTTACTAAGTTCAAGATTATAGTAATCTAACCATTTTTTTCCATCCATATCATGAAAGTCATGTTGTATAGATTTTTGGTATATTTTTTGTTTATAAAATTTTATCCATTCAATGGGAGGAGCTTCAGGATAAATAGAAGTTCGTTTAAACAAAAACAAATTTTCATTGGCCGCAAAGAATTTAAATTCATGTATCCAGAAATAATCTGTTGTTATAGATAAACCATCACTATCACGTGTGCACTTCTCACATACTGCGTAAAGGTTCGGATGATTAGGGTCTAAACCTGCAATTAATAAAGATGCTTCCAACGCAGTCCAATATTCAGCAGCACCCCAAAGAGAACGACTTGCATCATCTAAATCGGCTGATCCAATGTCGAATGGAGATTCATCAGTAACAGCATAAAAGACTGCATGGCCATATTTATCTATATTTGAAGTATCCAAAAAAAGATTATCTGGAATACCGTATCTCTCATAATCCTTCATGACGCACCTTTAACGTCCCTTTATTCAGAACCACGCCAATCGGGTAAGGCTTCCCGACTTTTGCTCCGTCGAGCTAGGCGTAGTCAGACCGTAATCAAGTTTTTGGAAATTTGACAATCTTGGCACCCATCGCCAGATCATCCAGATAATTTGACCACCATTGCATCATCTCCCTGCGTTTTGGCAAGTGCTCAGCAAAGTTATATGCTGCTGCAACTTTGTTTCGTTCTACATGGGCTAATTGTCGTTCTATCACCTGCTCTGGCCATCCGTTTTCATGTAGCAATGTACTGGCTATGCTGCGAAAACCGTGCCCGGTCATTTCGTCTTTTTCATACCCCATGCGCCGTAATGCAGCATTAACCGTATTTTCAGACATTGGCCGCGAATTGCTACGTATGCTTGGAAAAATATATTTTCCGGTGCCCGTCAGTGGATGTATGGATTGCAGGATTGCAATAGCCTGTTGTGACAACGGAACAATATGCAATTCTTTCATTTTCATTTTTTCTCCGGGTATGCGCCATTCCTGCTTATCAAAGTCGATTTCCAACCATTCGGCATGACGCAATTCGCCGGGACGTACAAAAACCAGTGGTGCAAGCTGTAACGCGCACTTGGTAATAAAGGAACCGCTGAAACCTTGAATTGAACGCAGCAACTCCCCTACTCCTTTGGGATCAGTAATACTGGCATGATGTCTGGATTTAACCGGCGTCAATGCACCCTTCAAATCGCCGCTGGGATCGCGTTCAGCGCGTCCGGTTGCTACAGCATACCGAAATACCCGACCAGCATATTCGCGGCACCGGTGCGCTTTCTCGTGCGCGCCACGGCTTTCTACTCTGCGCAATACAGCCAGCAGTTCCGGTGCAGTTATATCGTTGATGGTACGGTTACCCAGCCACGGAAAAATATCTTTTTCCAGATAACGTTTGATGCTGTGTGCTGTGGAAGCCGCCCAGGTATGGACATTTTTAGCGTGCCATTCAAGTGCTACGGTTTTGAAGGTGTTGTCGGCAGCGTGAAGTGCGTGCTGCTTTCTTATGGCTTTGATTAGTGAAAGATCGCTATCGTTTGACAGATGCTCTTTCGCTTCATCGCGTTTTTTCCGGGCATTAACCAGCGAAACTTGAGGGTATACGCCAATGGCCAAGGTTTTCCGTTTTCCAGCATAGCGGTAATCCATACGCCAGTATTTACCGTTGGATTTGACCAGCAAATACAATCCGCCGCTGTCACCCATTTTGTAGGGCTTGTCTTTCGGTTTAGCCTGACGTACTGCGGTATCTGTGAGCATTTGACGGTATCTCGCAAGACGATATCAAAAAGTACCGTCAAAAATACCGTCATTCTGCTAATATGTCAAAAGATGTTATGCGATTTTATGAGATAATCAGTTTTTAAAAAACCGAATAGATACAAGGAATTTTATGTGATATGAGACTTTATGAAAGCCTTACTTGGTGCCGAGGGGGGGAATCGAACCCCCATGATGTCACCATCGCTGGATTTTGAATCTAGGTCATTTTGTTTTTATATCAATTGTTTATTTCATTTATTGATTCGCAAAAGATTAATTTTTAATCAGCTACAGCCTTTTATTCATACGGACTAATTTTTTTTGCGGAGCAAAAGGGCAAGGCGTGAGGCAGGAGAATGCACCCTGCTATCTGGGAGTTGTTTCTGATAAAGACTTGCCGACAATCTTCAGGCACTCGCCTTGATTCTTTTCGATGAAATCGACCAGCGTCAAATATTTGTTGACGATCTGCTGAACATCTATTCCGAAGGTCTGAATATCTCGTTGAGTCTCTGCAGATAGTTCGAGTCTTTCGGTCTCTCTATCATCGACTCCTGAAACTCCACCGGCATGCATTCCTTCTCGACCACAGTTGTCCGGTTTTCTTTTTTTGACAGCGGCGTACATGCGCTTATTACCAAGATCAGCAATATCATCAAGCAGCTTTTTATTACGTTCGCGTTCTGCATTGAGCACCTCGTTTAAATGTTGTTTATCAAGTTCCCTGCGATGCTTTTCTTCCTTCATGCGCTTGGCTACGATCTTTTCTTTTTGCTTCAACAGGTCGCGCTCGGCTTTGACTGCGATTGCTTCTCTGGCTGCGTACCCTTCTCTGTATGAATCTTTCAGTCGCCCCTGATCCCAGGAATAAACCGACCATAGCAACATCCCAACGACCACAACGCCAATAGCATACGGCGCGGCTTTGAATGCAAATCTGACCACAATCGACCATGGTATCGGTATCATTTTTCAGTCTCCGTTTTTGATTTTGCCTTATGTTCTGCAGCATTTGCTACAGCCATGCTGCCGGATAAAACGACAGGAGCGCCGAGAATCCAACCCGCAACCTCAGCTGTAACAGTTCCGCCGGTAAGCCAAATGCCGGCAATAACCGAAACAGATAGAAATACATGGCAGTACAATGATATTCTGGTTATTTCCGACTTCCTGCTGCCGATCGGTATCGACTGAAATAGCCTGCTATTCATAGCATTTCCTTTATCTTGTTGACAGCTTTGCGCTGCGCCTTCCATGCGCCCGAACCATTTGCGTATCCAAGCTTTTCGGCTATGTCGCCATATTCGCGGTCATCGACATGTACCGCCCAGATAATCCGCCGGACTCTATCAGGCAGTTGGTCGATAATTTCGAGTAACTGCCTGGCGGCGCATACGTTGACCGGATCGACTCCGTCCGGTATGTCATAGCACTCGGTTATATCAACATGTTCCGCCAGCTTGTGCGTGCGCTTGCCTATACCGTGAGAGCCAAGCTGACTGCGGGCGTAATCCCTTGCCCGTCCATACATCCGCATGACCGCGTATTTTTCAAATGTTGCCGGATCACCGCCCTTGCGGTACGCCTCAACCAGCGCAAGCACTGTCTCCTGCCTCAGTTCGTACAGGTCGAGCCTGTATCCGGTATCCCGGTACACTTCAAACGCAATGCGCCTGGCTGTGTCGATATAATCAAATATGACTCGTTCACCAATGCTTTCTCCTGCCCGTGTGGTTTGCACGATGCCTGATTGTTTACCTGTCAGTTTTAGCGGGACTGCCAGAAACTGCGCTGAACGAGTCATAACCTATTTAAAGCTGTTGATCAGCTTCGTGAAAAATTCTGCAACGCCGACCGCAGAGCCTGCTGCATACAAGAAACCAAGAACGACACACACCCCGATAACCCTTGAGACTGTATCAATAAAGAACATGAATTTTTTTGCCCCGCTTTTCTCTCCGGCTTTGAAAGCATCCTGGTAAATCCGTGTCTCTGTGTTTGCCTTTATCATTACCTCCAGTCTTTCCAGCGACGACTGCACGCTGTCCAGTTTCGCTTCGAGCATGCCGATCTTCTCGGCTTTCGGGCATTGTTCGGACATTACGTCTCCATTGTCTGGATGTTCACCATGTCACCGCTTCAACGCTGGCAACGTCTGTCGCTGCATCAACCGCTGCGAGCTTGGTATTAAAATTTGAATTAGCGGTCAATCAACGCGACAGTAAAGCCTGACCGATTGCCTGTATGTCGGCGTATGTCATCGGGTTCTGGTCGCCGTTTACATCGATCAGGTACATGCCTTCCGGTACGCTGCCGACCGATAAAATCTCGCTCAACAGTTCGCGGCGTTCTTTTGTGGCCGAGTATGTTTTGCTGTTGTAGTCGATGTCTGCAGACAGCGTTGATTCGTATGCTGATTTTAGTTCCGCGCGTTTGTTCTGCCTGAAAAACTCCAGTTCTTCGGCGTCTGCTGCGGCTTCCTCTGCTTCGGTAAACTGCACAGGTCCGCTGAGCGTCATGCGGTATCTAGGCATTTTTGATTCCGTAGAGTGAGAATTTGCCGCCGGTGATGTTTGCTGTCGACGGATAGAAACGAACGCCTGTCAATGCGCCGGTGCCTGAGTTATTACCTCGAACCATTGCGCCCATTGTTGTGCCGTTATACAACACAGTATTGCATATCAGTGTTTTCGGAAGCGCTGACGACGGCTTGAAAATGTCCATGATAAAATCGATATGAACGCCTCCCGTATCCGCAATATCGCTGGCAAGCTGGATATAACTCTGCGCCGAACCTGCGGCGCCATTATCTGAATAGAGATAATTCGAGCCGGCATCGTATGAGCCGCCGATCTTTAACCGGCAACGCAATGCGACAGTGGTCGTCACGTTGTAATGTATCCCCGTTCCGATAATCCTGTAGCAGTCGTATTCATCGAAATCGTTTTCTATGTCAATCTGAGCGGATGCTGACGCTTCAACCGATCCCAGGAAAACGACCGATCCCTCCGGGTTCGGTGCTGCCAGACTGATAGTCCAATCGTTATATGTGCCCGAACCGAGCACGCGCCGAATATTCATATCAAGCGCGCCGGTTCCAGAGTTATACGAATTTACCTCGCCTAGCATCCAATTGCTTGCATCCTTTGCAAGCTTCAGCGTCATGCCCTTAACCCAGCTTTTGGATGTGTCGGCAACAAATGACTTGCTGCCAGTTCCGATTGCAATGGATGTCGAGCTGGTGCCATTGGTTGAATTGAAATTCAGCGCCGTGATGTCTGTATTGAATTGCGCCATGGCGGTATAAAACCAGTCAACAAGCGCAGCCATTGAAGAAATAAAGGCCGGTCTTGTCTGGCTTGAGCTTGGTTTCGGAGTTGGTGGCAAGTCTACTGACATATATTAAACGCCTTTTAATAACAGTTTTATGTGCGCCTCTCTGGGCTTTGCATTGATTTTGAATTCACGGTACAGGCCACGCATCAGGAATGGTTCGTGGTAATCCGGAACATCCTGATCAACGCCGTACCAAATGCCGACAGCAGCATTCAGCCTCTCTCGCGCGCTGCGGATTGATTGCAGGTATTCCCTGTCCACCAATAATTGGATGTCATTAACCGGTACGCTTTTCTTTGGTAACAGAACAATCTCCCCGGTGTCGCGCCGCTCGATCAATGAAAAATTCTCGACGTCATCAAGCCCGTCATACTGCAATGCGCCCAGGTAAACGGATGTCCCAAAGCAGGCGAACTGCGTATCCAATGCTCCGCTGCCGGTCAGCTCCAGTTCGATTGTTCCCGTCGACGGTCCGGGTATGTCTTCCCATATCAGGATCGGGATGTCATAAAACGGCATGTAAAAGTAATCGTAATAATCGACAACCGGTCGTCTGCGCGTTTCCTTGGTTTCTTCAAAAATGATGTTCGACGCAAAGTCTTTGACGCGTAACGTTGCGAAATCCGCAGTGGTGCCGCCCAGCGCGAACGAATCAAACCGAACTCCTGGCGTTAATGTGTAGGTGACTGGCGACGTTCCGCTGGTAACGTAATTAGTCTTCAATTCCCACATGTTAAATCTGTTTGTGCGGCGGTACAGGTGCAGCCAGTATGCTGATTCGCCGGGCAACGGTACTGGTGCGTTGCCGGTGGTGTCCTGTATCGCTACAAAAACATCATGCTGATCTGTGTCGATGACGCTAACTGTCGCTCCAGCTGTATATGGTGTAGCAGGGTTATACGCATCCTCGCCAGACGCAGCCGGTTCGGCAATAGAGCTGGCCGTCATCATCGCGTCTGTGATGACCTCTGGTATTAATACTTTCGCCATTTATGATGTCTGTATTGCGTTTCCATTCGGCGTAACGTTAGAAAGGATTCTGGCTGTTTTTTTGCTGGCATCCGTCCCTTCGTCAATGGCCTGTTTCAGTTTTGCTATTTCTTCAAGCAGCAACCGGTTCATGTGATCGGTCGACTGCAGCCCTGCGCCGAACTGGCTGTGCCCTGTCGGCAATGACCGGTGCAATTGCGCGGTTGATGTTCCCGCGATAATACCGGCGCGGCTGCGTGCGTCTGCTATTGCTGCCGGGTTCGGGTTCAGGTCGTTTTCCAGAATAAACGCTGTGCGTGCAAACTGATTCGCAACGATCTTTTTGTACGTGTCGCCAGCCGTGGTGATGCCGCCAAACGAATCCAGCGCATTGATGTCGAACTGCAATCCTGAATCTACCCTGTTCAGATCGCGGTCAAGCAACTCCTTCAGCAGGTCTGTCTGCTGCTCAAGCTGGTCAAGTGTCAGCTGCTCAACAGACAGCTGGTTTTCTCCGAGAGCGGCCAGTTCGTTGACTGCGCTGGCTGCTTCACCCTGTGCTATCTTGAATTCTTCAAACGTTGAAAAATTCGCGCTGGTCAGCCCCGACAGGTTGCCGATTGAATCTCGTAATCTGTCGGTAATGACTGACGTAATGTCAGCCCCGCCGCGTACAGAATTGATTGAACCTGTCACCAGGTTAAGCGCATCGTTAAACGTGTCCGGCAGGATGTTGCGTGCTGCGCTTTGCAGCGAATCGATAAAGCTGCTGATTACGCCGCCCTTTTCTTTTGCGCGGTCGAGCAGTCTTTCTTCCAACTCGTACCGCTCGCGGATCAGGTCTTTCTGTTTTTCTGCGCGTTCGGTCAGTCCGCGTATGTCTGCCTCGCGTATCTCCGCTGATCTGTCTATCCCTGTCTGCAGTTCGCGGCGGGCTACCTTGAATGCTGCGCGTTCCTTGCCAATGACATTGATCATGTGCTTGTAGTCGTCTGACGTGAAGTCCTGACCGGGTTCTCTGATAGATTCTGCTGCTTTGTCTGCAGCATCTTTCAGCCTGTGAAAATCGACAATCAGATCATCATAGGTAAACGCAAGTTTTACCAGCTCGGCATTGCCGGACCGGAACGCTTTGAACAGATCGTCAAGCGTCGGTATGAAATTGATGCCGATCTCGTTCATGACGCCTTTCACGCGTTCTTCAACGACTTCAAGCTGCTGCGATTCGTTCAACACATTGTTGAAAAAATCGCTTTGCTGTTTGCTGAATTCTTCAAAACCGCCGAAGCCTGCAACAATCTCGCTGACCTTCTCAAGCCCCAGCGCCTGTACCTGTTCGCGTGCATGCGCTGCACTGTCGCCAGCGAGTATCAGTCCGTTTTCAAGTGTCTGGAATTCGTTACCGACGCGCACGAGTGTATCGACTGCCGCCTCGCCGCTGCGTGACATTCCGGTGATAGACGGTATCAATAATTGCTCGACCATTTCATTGCTGGCCGCTGCGATCACTCCGGCAATATCCGCATCGCTGATTTGCTGACCTTTTTCTGTTACCAGGTCAACAGCAAATGAAAAATCATTCAGCGATTCAGTGCCAATGCCGAGTTTTTCCGCTGCACTGGTGACGGAATCAGTGATCTGCTGCATGCTCTCGTCGAGAACGTTGCCGATCTCCAGGGCTTGAGAGATTGCTGGTTCGATAAACTTATCCAGCCTGCCAGACACTCCGCTTTCAGACAGTCTGCCGAATTCGTTTAGCAATTCGCCTGTGCGTGTATCAACAATTATATTGTCGTCGCGGGATGATTTGAAAACGCTGCCTTTTGCCTGATGACGCTCTGACAGCACGCCATCAAATCCATCAACCGTCAGATTACCTAGCAGGGTGTCGTCCTGGAATTTGAATGCTTTTCGGCCAAACAATCGATTAATGCTTCCAGCAAGGATGCCGCCAACAGGACCGCCCAGGATAGAGCCGATCAGGCTGGAAGTTGCGCTTCCAACTCCAAGCACTTTTCTATCGCCACCAATAGCTGACCCGAGACCGGTGCCAATGCCAACACCCGCGAGCGCTGCTGACGCTGCGCTAAACCCTGAACCAAGGCTGGTCAATTGCCCAAAATTGGGGACTGGACCTGTGACGGACAGGCCAAGATTCTGCCCGACACCTGAAGTCGCGAAAGAATTGAATAAATTTGACGCACCGAAACCAGAACTTGCAAAGTCGAGAATGCCTGATCCAGCGCTTGCCAAGTTGAAACCGCCACCACCCGTAGACGCAAGCGCAGCAGAGCTGCCCAAGCCAAACAGCGCGCCCAGTCCGCTACCCTGCAGCAGCTTGATCGATGCGAATTCAGCAATGATGCGCCCGACTGCGTTTTTAACGCTGCGAACCATGCCGTCAAGGCCGTCGTCGAAGAAATTGAACAGGCTGTCAGCGACCGATCCCTGTATGCGCCGCATACCGGATATGATGAATTGTTCATTCGTTCCGAATACATCAATCGTTTTTTCGCCAAAGAGTGCTGTCTGCGTCGTGATTTCTGCGACAGAATCGGCGGCGGTGTCTGTTGCTGCAATGTATTCGTTGATGATCCTGATATATTCCTGATCGGCAATATCAGGACGCAAACCGGCTGCAGCAAGTTTTGCTACTCTCGCCAGCTCTTCATTGCGTTTGATCAGTGGATCGTATGCGGAAGTCAGGCGGCTTATTTCGCGTTGCATTTCCTCAGCTTCGCGATCCGTTTCCTGAATGGATTTGGTTAACGCATCAAGCGACTTTGAGCCTGAGCTGGCTTTTGGCGGTATGTTGCTTAAAGGTTCGTCGAGATCGGTCAGCGGTTTGTTCAGGTCGCTGGCTGCGTCAGATGTCTTTTTCAAGGATTCCCTGAGTTTTCTCAGGTCCTCTTCTCCGTCTTCGATCCGTTGTGCCAATTCATCAGCGCGACGTTTATCAAAGAAGACACCCTTATAGAGATCATCTAGAATAGGAACGCCCGTCGGTTCAGTCAGCGAGGAGAGCTCATTGCGCATTTTCGCGAGCGCCTCTTCCTGTTTCTGGATAGCTGGCACCTGCCCGCTATTGCCGAACAATCTATCCATTGCCTGAGCAGCCCAGTCTGCAGCAGGTGCTAGCACATCGGCCAATGTTGCGCCAAGCGTCAATGCAATGGAATTGATGGAAGCCATCAACTTGTCAATTTTAAAGCCGCGACTGTCCGCCATCTTGTTAAATGCGTCTTCAGTAGCTCCGGCCTTCTCGCCCATCTGTCCCATGATGTCGCTGAAGTCCTGACCGGCATTGCCAGCCAACGCCATGACCGGAACAAGCGCCTCAACGCCGCCGAACAATTGCGCGAGCTTATCCGTGCTGCCTCCGGTTTTGGTAACTACTTCATCAAGGAAACCGGCAAACCCTTTCGCCTGCAGACCAGCGGAATTGAACTGAATGCCAAGCCCTTCGGATAAGTCTGTTGCTTCTTTGGTCGGTTTCGCTACGGCTGCGAGAATCGCGCGTACGCCGGTGATGCTCTCTGTTGTCGATATGCCGCCCTTGGTTAATGCTGCGACGGTTGCAACCAGTTCATCAAAGCCGACATTCAGCGACGCGGCAATGGGCGCAACTTTACCGAGATTTGTTGACAGTTCGCCGATGGTCGTTTTGCCGCTGCGCATGCCAACAAACAGCGTGTCTGATACCGCCGTTACTGATTCAACCTGATCGCCGTATGCGTTTAGAATTGACGTCAAACCGTCCACGGCAACGTCGACCTGTGTCACACCGCCGACCGCCAGTTTATTAGCTGCGGTCAATATGTCGGTTGCTTCTGCTGCGTCGGATGCGCCTGCCGAGATAACCTGGTAAAACGCCTTGACCTGCTCGACCGGCATTGTGCCGAATTGCTTGGCAAGCCGCTGCGCTTCAAATTCCAGTTCGCGCGTACTGTCTGCCGCGCCGTCAAGCAGCGTTGATACTTCGGCCAGTGACCTGTCAAAATCCAGTGCGGTATTCAGGGATGCGCTGACACCGGCCACCGTCCCGACCAACGCGGCAACCTGCCCGGCTGACCGCGTGAGGAATCCCTTGATGTTATTCGTTGCGCCGTCAAATGTGCGCTGCGTATCACGGGCGAACTTAAGCGCGGCCTGGCTGTTTCGGTCCAGTCCTTTTGTGTACTCAGCATGGTCGAGTGCGAGCTTTACGACCAGGCTACCAAGTGCGCTCATTTATTCCGTCTTTCCGCTTGTATTTTTAAGATTGTTTTTTCGATGATCTGCAGGTCTGCGAATATTTCTTTTCTGCGTTTTTTTCTGATGTCCTGTATCCACATCACTGCTTTGATTGATGAATAGTTCAGCCCGATATAGCCACCCATCGGCGCGACGATCCATTGCGTATCAATCGCCAGAAAAAACAGTAGCGATTCCCAGTTTTCCTCCCAGACTTCGCACTCCTGAAAATCCGACCCTTCAGAATTGCGTCTGGCGGCTTCAATGACTTCGGGCGGAGCATTGGCCTGCATTAATCCTTTTATGACGTCGCCGTCGATTCTGATTGATTCTTGCCGGTCACCCATCCAGAAACGGGCGACCGATTCTAGTTTTTTTCGCGTCCCTTAACGACTGACTTCCAGAACGCAATGCGAAGCGCTGCCAATGCCTCCGGTACTGCGAGCAGTGACTCCAATGTATCCGGGTTGAATTCGACCGGCTGATTGTCGTCATCAAGAAAATCAGCCCATCCAACCAGCTTGCGGCGCATCAGATCTGATGGTTTCAACTCGTTCAGCTCTAACAGTTCTTCGGTATTGGAGCGAGCAAATTCGGCCATGAATGTAGAGCGGTCATGCCCGCCTTTATGGTTCGGTGTGTCGACTTCAACGCGTGCCATGAATGTCGGTTTTTTGCTGATCTTGAATGCCATTGTTTCTCCCGTTCAAAAAAACGCCCGGCGAACCGGGCGTACAAGGTTGCTGCGGCTGTTTATTCTGTGGGTTAGGTGATGGTAATCACCAGCTCGTCATTGCCGGAATTCGGCAACAAGTCCATGCCCAGGTTGAGCATGACAACGCCGTCCTTATCTGAATAGGACGGTTCTTTAAGCTGCGCGGCTGGCGCGTCAAAATCAAATATACTGCCCGCCGTGGTGCCGTGCGTGAGTGCCAGCGCTCCGGTCGTGCCTGCCTGTATCAGGCTGTGCCATGCTTTCGTTGCAACACTGGTCATCTTGAATGACGCATTCGCGCTCATGCGGCGGTCCGTGATAGATACACGTTCTTCCCCGACCATGTTCTGGTACGGCACTGTGTTGTTAACTGATATGCTGAGTGTGTCCAGAATCGGCGATGCGCCGTGCAGGCTGAATGCGGTTGTGTTGGTATTGTTCACCGCCTGCGGAGTCTGGAATGCGGAGTAATCAACGCCGCCAGGTATCGCCGCGTCTGCTGTCGCATTATACAGCCCGGTGAAGTCAATAGAACAAACCGGAATGCCGCGCGAATTAATGGTAAATGTCGCGTTACCAAAAGCACCGGTCATTTTGTGCAGCAGTCCGTCCAGGTAATAGTAGATCGTGACTGATTCAAAGCTGCTGGATACCGGGGTATAGACAACGTCGGTCGCCGGTGTGGCCACTTCAGAGAATCCGCACGCTTCAAGCAGCGGTCCCCATGGTGGCGCGGTGCCTGTGCCTGATGATCCGGCCAGCTCGAACTGAACGGTGATCGTTGACCATGCCGCGACCTGCACACTGCCGCTTGAGCCTAGATACGCCTTCACTGTGTTGCGTTCCTCGAATTGAGTCTGCACCGGCTGCGGGTTCGATACCTGCGCCAGAATTGCATTAGTGCCAGCGGCGGGCGTCGGATCGGTGCCGTACGTAACCTCTTGTTTAATCAATAGCGCAACATTGCGCATCAGCTTGTCTGCCATTTGTTCCCTCCGTTAGGTTAATTCTCTGGTCCTGATCCTGAAATCCATGTAATACGCATACACGCGCGCGTCGTCTTCATAGTCCGCGTCCCCTTCACTTTCCGCACCATTGCCATCACTCAATGTGGACATAAGTGTTTTTATTTGATCTCTAATAGTCATGAGTTGAGATAAGGACGAGCTGTAGATAAACATCTCAACGTCATGTTGACTGTACACGTCTGGCGGGGTCCATCCCGTCTCTGGCTCTGTGTCTATCCTGTACACAACAGCTGGGAATACCGGCGAATCAGGGAGTCTTACCGGGTACACCTCTGCCAGCGGGGATAACGCGCTATTAATGTCTGCACGTAAATTCATAAAATGCTTCTACCTTGCTGCGCGGTTTGCTTTTGCTAATTCCTGCTGCAGCTTTTCGCCCATTCTGGCGATTGCTTCAGCGCGCTTGTTTTCAAGCGATTGCTTGATGAAATGGTTTGCCTGAATGTACTTTGTCCCGGCTTCAAGGAAACGCCAATAGAAAGGATCGTTTTCCCGACGAGTGACAATACGTCCCGTTTTGGATAACGCCAAAAACTTGGTATGTCGTTTGCCTAGATCACGCCCATGCCTCACGCCGACGTTATATTGAGTAACGCCAGGCGGTGTTCTGCGTTCCCGCTTGATCGCTATGTTACGAATCATGGCGCCGGTTTTCTTAAGCCCCTTTTGACGGGCGATCTTTTTCGCCTCGGTACGCAATACACCCGCACCGCTGGCCACCATGCGCCGGACGGTTTTTGTGCTGATCTGCTGCTTATGATCCGCAAACGCTTTTTGCAGATCGCCGATGCCTTCAACGATAACGGTCATCAGTGAATCCTTTTCGGGTATGTCTGCGCCGGTCTGACACTGATCACGCGCCCAGGTGAATAGCCTGTGCCTGATGGTGCGCGGACAGTGATCACGCTATCGCTGGTAAATATCAATGCTGTGTCTGTTTCAGTCGCCAGCCCGATTGATGTCGCTTTTGATCTATCGATCAAGAACGCTGAATCAGTCTCTGATGCATGACCGATCGCGCCACTGAACAGTGCGTCCATATCAAACGCCGCGTCTGTTTCGTTCCCGATGCTGATCACCCGCGTTTTGTTCCTTGCTGCAGCAAGCGCGCTGTCCGCTTCCGTGGCCAATCCAATCAATACCGTGATTGAACCGTCGCTTGAAAACGGGAATGCTGTGTCGGCCTCCGATGATTGGCTGATTGTTCTCTGTTTGCTGACTGATACGTCAAACGCCGCGTCAGATTCAAGTGACAGGCCGATCTGCCTTGACTTGAGACTGGTTACTGTGAAGCCTGAATCGGTCTCTGATCCCAGACCAATGCCGAGCGTTTTGAGTATGTCGACAATCTGAGCGGTGTTCGCCTCCAGTGCCAGCCCTATCGGCACATTCCCGACTGTCGACATTGCAAATGCTGAATCAGTCTCATTCGATAACCCAATATAACGCAGCTTCACCCAGGTGAACAGGCTGCCGGTATCAGATTCAATAGCCTGAACGATTGATCGTAGTTTCGCGCTGGCTGCGCTGAATGCTGAGTCTGTTTCTGATGCTTGCCCGATAAATACGCCGCCTGAGCTGGTCACAGCAAACGCTGTGTCGGCTTCGGTCGATTGAAGTATCGACCTGAGTTTAGCGCGTCCAATAGAAAACGCGCTATCTGATTCGCTGGCTTGCCCGATCTCTGACGACTTTAACGAAGATGCAGCAAAACCTGTATCTGATTCTGATGGCTGCGCAATCTGTCTGGATTTTAATCTGCTTGCAGCAAATGCGCTGTCTGATTCTGTCGCCAGGCCGATGGTGACTGTTGACGCCCCGCCAGTAGCGCCAAAGTAAATCAATGACGCTTTACTTTTATGGGCGGGGATAAATATCTGATACGGGTCTGCGGTGATCGCCTTGGCTGCTGCTGGCGGAACAGATCGTCCACCTGCATAAATCGCGTAAACATGGGACTGCACGTTTTCAAGCAGATTTGATGTCGCTGTTTGCGAGTCTGCTGTCGTGGTCGATGTGATACTGGCGATCTGCCTGCCATTCATGTATATGGCAACATCACCCGAAAAATCCCAGGTAAACAGATATGTGATCTTGTCGGCAATGTCCGAGCTGGACGGGTCGTCACTGCCTACATTAAGCGTATCAGTCGCACCGAAACCGCCGCGCGTGAGCATTTCAAACTGATACGGCGGGCCGAACTGATTGTAATAAATGCGAACGTTACCGCCTGATACAAAACTGCTGAATATGTCGTGCGGTCCGGTGTCGTATGTTTCCTGCCACGCCATATCAAGCAGCAGGAAGCCGCGATCCATTGGTGCGTATGACAGGCTGCCGGCATGTCCGCTGCCTGATGTGATCAGTTTGCCGTTTTTAAATGTACAGCCGGATGTTACCAGGTCATTGTTGCCGAACATATCACGCAGCAAGTCTGAGTTATCCGGCAAATAAGCATGATCAAGATACTTGCTGAACCAGTGCGCACGATCAACCGCGACAGATACACCGACCGGCTTGCGGCGCGGGAATAGTATCTGCGGTATTTCTAACCGTGAATCAGGTATAAGCAAGTCTGACATTACGCGGCCTGGTTAAATGTTAGCGGCGTGATCTTGACGACGTAATCGGAATCCATGGTCTGATCCGCGTCGTTTTCAATATAAAACGACTGATCGCCGTATAACAGGGGGACATTCGGCAACAGAATGTATTGCTGACTCGTCACATCTTTTACCGGGAATGATCCGATGTGAATATGCTCGTATCCGTCCTCCGGCTCGGTTGCGTCGCTCGTTCCGTCAATATTAAGTCCCCTGACATACAAATGAACCAGATCGCCTTCTGACGGCGCAACTGAAAACGAGCAGCTCAGCGACGCATTCGCAAACGGGTATTTGTTGCCAGAAAGCGTGTTTGTCTGTTCGCCTGAAGTGGAAAACGCGCCGCTTGCCCGTGTCGCTGCGCCGGTTATAACTGTCGTCTGCGATCCGGGTGAATATTCAACGTCACCTGATGCCATTAGATTTGTCCTCCGATCCTTTTCTCGAGTGCGTTTTGCACGTGCCCAGGCTTAAGACCCGGCCATCTTGCAATCGTCTCGCTGTAATAAGACGCAACCCAGTCATACTCATCCTGATTAATGGTCCCGCCGTTAAGTAAATTCGTCATCACAGCTTTGCTTTCCGCGTCAATAACGTTTATCCCTTTAGCCTGAAGCAGCCGCAAAGCTGATGCATGAATTGAAGCGACGAGCTTGTCGATGAATGCCGCCCCGTTTGAAAGTCCCATACCTGACAATATCTCGCCTTCCGTTATCCGTAATTCACGAGAAACTGGAATGGTGTCGGTTTCGGCCACCATGGCGTCGTATGCGACCTGATATTGAGCAGGGTCCGCGATACCAATTATTTCTACAGCCCGATCCGCAATTGCAGAATAGTTAATCGAAGGCATTGCAATTAATCCCTAAATTGACGGAACCTGACGAATCCGGCGGTAATGCTCGCGTGCTTCCTTGCCCCTTGTTGCCGCGTCGACGCCCTTGCCTTCAGGGTAGTTTTTCTGCGCCCATCGACCAGTGACCTTATCGTCGTCTTTGACGAGTATGACCAGTGCGCCTCCAGGTGACGGCATTAATTCCGTTCCTGCAACTGCAAACTGGATATCCATCTTTGCACATTGGAATGCGCATTCCAGCCAGTATTGATTGATGTCTTTTTCTGCGACGCCAAGCAATGCAAGCCATTCAGGATAAAATACACTGGCCTGAATCTCGATCTTTCCGGGTGCGAGCGCTTTCGCCCATGCTGGTAATTGTGCTGTTTTCATTTGCGATCCTATGTGTAATAACAAGTGACTAATGTTTACATGTAAACAGTTAAGCTGCGCGCGCAAACCCTGACGCATTGACCTGCAGCGTAATATCGCTGCCTGTCGTTGTCTCAGCAAAGTCGTGATGCGTCAGCGGAATGCGCCCGGAATCTGCGGCTGATTCTTCATAAAACACGATTGCCTTTGTGAGCGTGTTATTTGATGCGCCGCCAGCGCTGCTCCATGTCTGGTCTGGTACGTCGCAATCAACGCGATCATTCGTGTCGTCCACGGTCACAGTCCCGGTCAGACCTGTCTTGCGTGCGTAGTTTGTGAAGTCCGCCTCTGTCGTACCAGCTTCAGCCAGCAACAATGCAACAGTATCCCGGTCGACTAGCGTCGATTCGGCCTCGTTCGCTTTCAATAACAGAATCCCGACATTAGCCGCAGCATCTCTGATCTTTTCAGCAAATGCGCCCTTTGAAATATTAAAAACACCGTCCGCCATGTTTCCTCCTTAATTAATGTCCCGAGTTTTTCCCTGTCTCGCAGTCCAGATACAGCCACCTGTTTTTTTCTTTGTAATTGCTTACGTGTTTTATTGCATAGTATTTGCCGTCATAAACGACGCGCATCGTGCTATCGACGCCGGACACGTAGCGCATCTTGAATAAAACGCGAGATACGCCGGGCTGTCCGCCGTGTTTTGTGATCGATGGTTCATTGCCCGAATAATTGTCAACGCTAGCCCAAACGTCCGATACAAATACGGACGGATCGTCGGTCAATCCTCCCTCGGAATCCTTTATTTGGGTCACCCGCTCGATAGTGATCTTGCGGTTCAGTTCGCCTATTGTTGGTTCTGACATTATCGATAAGTCCTGTACTTGGCGGCTATACGCTGAAAATACGGATGATTGACAGCGCTTTCGTGGCTGATCTCTCCGCGCCTGTGGTACAGGTCTGCAGCGTGCGCCTTGATCCAGTTCTTTATGTCTTCCGGCACTGCAGCTGCTGCTCCGTACCCGGCCACATATTGAACGCGTACAGTATTAATTGCGGTCGCGTATGTACTAGGCCATATCTTGCCGACAGCTGGAACGATCCAGCCTTTATTCGGACTGCTGTTGTCCAGCTTGTAATCAAGTGACGATAACGTCTGCTCTGTACCGTCATCGTCGTCATATTTGATACTGGTGATGCTTATCACCGGCAGAAAATCGAAATTAATCGCTTCCGGGAAGTTATCTTCGGTTTGTTCTAACGTCTGCGTTATTAACTTGCGTCCTGTCTCTCCTTCAAAGAGATCGACCGCTGAGGCGATATTGCTGGTTATCACATCATCCTGACTGGTCGACACGGTTTCATGCAGCCAGTCACGCATCTCGGCTACTGTTACCGGGTATTCTGCAGGCGGTGTGATAATGTTAGTCGCCATTGCGCTTTGTTCTCTTTACCTGTTTTGCTTGCTTGTTCTCGATCTGGTGATCGTCAGATTTGGCTGTATCCATATAGTCGCCAGCGTGGCACTGCTCTACCAGGTGGCGCGCATACTCAGCGTCTGTTCTGAGTATTTGTCCGGTCGTGAGTGTCCCGTATCTGGACGTGACAACTATTCCCCTGATCTTTACCCTTACCTGTTCTGCCATATATACCTCGCAATAAAAAAGCCGCGCATGTACGCGGCTTCTCTGTTGGAATAATTACTTAGTTTATGCTGGCGTCAGATCGCCCGCTCGAATCGCTGCCGGACGTTCTGTCACTAATGCCAGGCGTCGTTCAGCCCGAATCGTGATAAGGTTCTTGGTGAAGTTGTCGTCATCGCTGTCTGACATTTCAACAATAACGCCCTCTCGGTTGTGTACCGTACAGGCCATTGAGAAGTTGCCAACAGCAAAATTATCAGCAGTCATCCCAACCGATGTTATGACAGGTACGCCGAACAACACGCGCTGACCGGCCTCGTTTACTGTACGCAGACTTTGGCCCGCTGCAGTTGTAAACAGATCAATATCAATCGTCGCCCAATCTGCCGGGTTCAAAATGATGCCATCAGGATAATCGCCAGCAGCTTCAAGATCGCCAATAACCTTGCGGATAAGCACAAGTTTTTTCAACGTGCTGCCAAGTGCAGCATCAGCATACCCGTGAGCCGTAAAATTTCCTGTGTCCAATATCCCGCTAATGTTTGGCGCAGTGCCGTTGCCTGAAACAAGCTGCGTCTCAATTTTCCGGTTTACGCCATAACGCATGCGGGTATCGACATAGGCTGCCAGCGCTACGTTGTCGGCGGCGAGTTGGCGGCTAATCTTGATCCAGTGCGCCACTGTTGAGACGTGCATGCTTTCCAGCGTCCATGTCAGTGCTGATTCGCCTTTTTCAGCACCCTCTGCCGCTTCCGCTGCGCTATTAGTAAATACGTTTTCCTTGGTAAACTCAATAGCATTGCTTGTGGTCGGCAAACTTGGCAGGAATGATTCGAGCGTCAACGGCGCGAACGATCCCGGAACAATTCCGGGTTTGCGATCAGGCGCGACATTGGTGTCCGATCCGGTCAGCGTGTTTTTAACCTCAAAACCAACCGACCCGACCTGACGGCGACCTTTGAGCAAATGCAACTTAGCCTGGTATTCCTCTGACTTCACGAACTGATCGCCCCATCCTTCGGATGCCGCTTCTGTGTCACCGGTTACAACGCCGCGCTGTTTGAGCTGCATAACTTCGTCGGCCAGTTCCTGTTGCTTGATGCCGAAGTTCTTTAGCGCTTCGGCGGTGTCATACGATACCTTGCCGATGTTTTTAATTTCCTCGGATGCCTTGGCGTCGAAGTCGTTTATTTTCGCTTCGATGCCTTCCATCGATTTGATGAGTTTTTCTAATTGGTCAGACATTTCTATCCTTTAATTGTTAAGTTAGAAACTTTCTGGTTGATGCGTTTGATCACTTCTTCCAGTTCTTGCGATGCCTTCGCCTCAATCCCATCGTCAGCATCCCGCTGACCGAATACGATTTTTGCGCGGTTGACTATCGCACCTGCCAACCCTTTGCTGAGATTGCCTGCATCCCGCAGGAAAAGCTCAAAGTCTCGTATTGTCCTGATGTCATCCAGTTCGCTTTTGACTGAACCTAGATCGATCCTTGCCGACCTGTCGGCCGGATAAACAACTGGGCTGATCTCGCCGAGAAAACTTACTTTTTCAATAAGCAGTCCGTCGGTGTCTTCCTGATATTTGTAATCGCTGGCGGCTAGTTTGTAGCCTATCGACAGGCCGTCAAGCGTGCCATGTTTCAGTGCTGCATAAGTATCGTTAGCCCTTGTCATTCCTAGTGTAAGCTCGCCCTCTACAAGCAGTCCGTGGTCGTCTTCCTCTGCCTTTAACCATTTACCGATTGGCAGTTCCCATGATTCATGCTGCAGAAACATTTTCGGGAGGCCGTTTACTTCCAGCGTGTCTTTGTATGCGCCCGGCAATATGGTGTCACCGTAGGAGTCAACCTGATTGAATACGGACGCGTAACCGCTGAAACTGCCCTTTCCGTTGCTGTCCGCTTTTATCTTGCACTCACTGAGCGATAGTGTTTTCTGTAGCATTTCCGCCTCCGGGTTTTATCTTTCCTAGCATATTCAGTGGCGCGAGATTTGTTTGCGCCGTTAATTCGTCGCCGCCGTCTTTGGGCGGATCGTTTTCCAGCTGCCTGCACTCGTTTCGTGTTTTTAATCCGTTCTGAACGGCTTTAGCGTAAACTTCCATGCGGTCTTTGATGTTTGCTCTCAGCAGTGCGTCGGCGTTAAACTCAGCTGTAAATCTGACCCTTTGCGAGCTGGTCATTACGCGTTTTCTGATAGCCTGCTGGAAATTGACAAGCGCTGGACCGACTGTTGTTTTAAAAAATCCGTCGATAATTTCTTTAACACCAGATCCCCAGGTTGTTGCGCTGTTCTGATTAACAAGCACGGACGGAACGCCGAACCATCGGCATATTTCTTCAACACCAAAATTGCGCGTTTCAAGCAGCTGCATATCCTCTGGTGATATGTTTATTTGCTGGTACTTCATGCTTGCCTCAAGGATATACAGGCGCGATGTGTTGCCTTCAGCCATCTCCGCAAAGTTCTGTTTCAGTTTTTCGCGCTGCTCTTTGCTCAACAGATTATCAACCATCAATACGCCGGTCGGCTTCCCTCCGCTTGCAAACATCTTGTTTGCTGCAGACTGGCTGCTTTTTACCTCTGCTGTTGTTGCCTTCATGTAGTCAAGTCTTGAAAGCCCGGTGATGCCGTTCCCCATTTCCTTGATATGCAACACGCTATCCTCAGCCAGTGCGGCAACATCGCCGCCTATCGAATAATAGTAAACAGCTGTTCCGTCCTTAAGGATGTCCATTTCTATCTGATCGGCTGGCATTGGCCATAGCGAATAAGGCTCGCCGTTCGATGATCTGTCTATTCGTGCATAAGCATTACCGCGAAACAATAGATTCAGTATCATCGCCGTCCAGAACTCGACAGGCGTCATGCGCGCATTGGGCGATTCATGCAGCAATTGCCACAGAGAAGAATCTCTCGCCAGATCGCGCATACCGTCTTTCTGCGCGTAAACCATTATCGGCAGCGTACTGATAACCCTCGCCAGTAACGAAACGCATCCCCAGACTGTTGAAATCTGCAGGGCGGCGTCAACGCTGACAGCTGGCGTGTCCTCTATCAGGCTGTTTGACGGTCTGCTGTCCTGCTTGCCAGGTATGTTTGATAAAGCCCGACCACCGAAACCGAACCATCTGAAAATTGATGTAATAAAGTTCATCCGTAGATTGGTTCGTTTATGAATTCGTCGATACTGCCCTTGTCTTCAGCCAGCATCGCGCGGGATATTGCCAGAAGCAACGCGATTGCTCCGTCAATTTTGTTCGCTGAATTTGTCTTGTGCGGACTTCTGAGTCCTGAAAATTTTGACGGCTCAGACATTACTACGTTGCTGATCATCCAAGAAAATGCCGGGTTAGATTTAAAATGTATCTTCCTTTCGAGTACCAGGTTCTCCAACTCTGTCGCGGCCGGGGAAAACACGGTGGATTTTTGTGCTACCTGGACCATTGGCAATTCGTAATCGTTGGTCAGTTTGGTGACAAAGTACATTCCCATTGCCGGATCAAATGGAACTTCCTGAAGATCATGATTGTTTTTTAGTTTGACCAGGTCGTCTCTGACATTGTCAAAATCAGTTATATCGCCTTCATTACCGATAATATGACCCTCGTCGCGCCACACAATCATCTGGCTGTTTTTTGATGTTTCAATGGCTTCGTCATTGAGATACAACCTTGGGAAAACGTATAGGTGACCATTCCGCCAGAACACTGTGACGAGCGCCGCGAAGTCGCTCTTTTCCGCCAGGTCCATACCCGTCCAGCACTTCTCGCCCGCAAAATCGCTGATGTCAATTTCATTGTCAACGCAATGTTCCCATTTGCGCATATCCATCCAATCTATTGACGCATTAACCCAAACATTAAGTCGCTTGGTTTTGAAATTGTTACGTGTGCCAGGCATGCGCTCCGCATGAAGCGCACCCTTTTGTAGATCATCCTCGTAAACCGATACGCCGTAATTTGGGTTTGCTTTTTCCCAGCACGAAGGATCGCTCCAGTTATCATCATCATCAATGGTGTATATGATTCCGAAGTAACTGTCGTCGTTGGCGACGCTCCCCTTGATTGGGTATCCCAGACCGTCGTGCTTTATCAATGTACCGTTTAGCAAACTTGTTACGTAATCCCTCTGCTCGTAGCATATTCCGCTCTGGTCGCTTCCTGCCGTGGTAATACTCCATAGCATGGGCTGACTGCGCGCGCCCATTGCTGTGTCAAGCACGTCATAGACTGCTCTTGTCTTATGAGCGTGGAGCTCATCGACTGACGCAAAGTGTATATTCAGGCCGTCAAGCGTCGAACCTTCGGCAGACAGCGGGACGTACTCGCCGCCGTTTTCATTTTCTTTTATGCTGTGCTCGAGCGGTTTTACTTTGTATCTGCGGCGCAATCCTGGTGTGCGCTCGACCATCTTTTTAGCGACATCAAAAACAATTCGCGCCTGCTTTGCAGTAGTGGCCGCAGAGAATATTTCAGCGCCAGGTTCTGCGTCTGCTGTCAGCATGTACAGCGAAACACCGCTGGTCAATGTGCTCTTTGCGTTCTTCCTTGGCACCTCAATATAGACTGTACGGTATCTCCTGTATCCGTCTTTGTGATACCAGCCGAATACTGTGGTCAGAATAAATATCTGCCACGCTTCCAACTTTATTCTTGTTCCAGCCCACTTGCCCTTTATGTGCGGCAGAAGTTCGATAAACTTGCAGACATGCTCTGCCTGATCGGGCGCATACTCAAACCTGTATCCAGAATCTTTCAACCAGAAATCAAGATCATCAAGCTGTCGCCTGCATGCTGCCTTCACCCACTTGCACGCTGGTGTCTTTCCAGATAAAACTGATTTTGCGTAACTGATTGCTGTATCTGTGTAATACCCTAGAGATTTTCCCATCCATCGCCAAATGGTAATGAAGGTGTGTTATCAAACTGTGATGATTTGCGCCTTGACCTTGGTGTCATGCCGAACTCTTTTAGAAACGACATCATTCTCTCGCTTGCCCGATTCCTAACCTGTACCCACACTGACATCTGCTGGTATCCGTTCGGCGTGTACGCTATAAAGCCAGCCTGACCTCTTGGGTCATTAGCGTTTTCTTCATCAATTTTTATCTCGCAATAAACGACTTCTGACCATGCCTTGCAATACGCTGAAATGGCTGCTCTATCAATACGGGAAATAAGCCCGAGCTTTTTAAGTTCCTCGCAAATACGCTTATATTCGCTGAGTGCTTCGTCTTTTAAGTGAGGCGGGCAATCTGGTATTGCTACTTCCGGCGCGGCATCGTCGAGTATTGTCTCGCGCTGCTGTTGTTTTCCCTGGTTATTGCGCCGATATTCAAGAACATTACCCATAAAAATACCCGTTGGTAGAGATGTACCCCCCCCCTAAAAATTACATCCCGTAAAAAATTGACTAGGCGGTCGGTCTTTTGGCTCTGCGTCTCAGACTTTCGACCCGCCCCTCGGTCTGCTGAAAGCTCCGTCTTCGATGAATGTTTTTCTGTCATGACAAGGTTTGCACATCGGCTGCCAGTTTTTCCTATCCCAGAATAAGCGCATCGCTGCTAATATAAGGTTCCGGTCGCCGGTTTGCTTTGCCTCGTAAAGCCTATGCGGAATCTTGTGATCGACAACAGTGGCAATCACATATTTGTTTTGCTTTAAATGTTCGCAACAATAAGGGTGAGAAACTAAATACTTGTCTCTCTCTTTGCGCCACTTCGCCCCGTAACCGCGTTCTGAGGAACTGCCTCTGTGCTTGTCGTGCAGTTCTTTTTGTACTTTCTTATGATGATCGCATCTATTGCCGCATCTAACCAAGACATTGCACCCTGGATAACCACACGGCTTTTTGGCAGATACGGGCATAAAAAAAGCCGAAATCGCAAGATTCCGGCTTGTCTGGCTGTTTCCAGATTTATTCTGGACGCATTTATTTAAAGATTAGCAGATTTATACACTTTTTCGGCATCATGTGTCAAGTGTGCGTTCAATAAATTTGCCATCAGCTTGTATGCATTGTGTTTGTACTGGCGGAAAGTCCTGATCGCAATCCCCAGCTGATAGGCTTTGCTGGCTTCATTCTTGCAGGTTGATAGAAATTCTTTTCTGATAACCAGCTTCGGTATCTCCGGTAATTGATTGTAAGCCAGATCGGTTTGCTGGAATTCCAGGTCGACGCCTGGATCAATAACAGGATCGCTACCTGCTGGCGTCATGTTCATGAACGCGGACCGCTCCGGGAAACCGAGCTTAACGCCCGTTTGCATCTTTATTCTTGCCCAGCGCGTCAGGCGTGATTCAACGCAATTCTCATCAATCATCTAAACAGCCTCCTTAAACAGTTTGCAACGATACCCAATACCCGGAACGCCGACCTGACGTTCGTTCCTGCCATCCGTGCAGACAACACGGTCAAGCACAACTTTATGACTGACACACAACCGGCAACCAAGCGAGTCAAGCTGCCTGCGCTCGACAACATCCGCCGGATCACCGTAATAAAAATGCGGCAATGCGCGGCTTCCCTTCATCTGCGCTTGCCTCCATCCATGGGCGTCAAATCAATCTCGCTCAACTTGACAACATCACCAGTCAACTGCTGGCCGAGTTCAATGCCGTTCTCTTTCGCCCAGGTCATCCGAACATCATCGCCGAACAATTCACGGCAATGATCGGCAAATGCTACGCACTCGGGCATGTTTTCCCTGACATACTTCGCATCAATCTTGCTCATTCAGTCTCCAGTTTCCATACCTTCCACACTTCAAAACCAAGGTGTGGAATATTGAAACCCTTTGCTGGCGTACTTCTTCCATACCTTCCATACGTTCCATACTTGTTTTTACGCGCATATACGCGCGCGCGTGTGTGTGCGTGCGTGCGCCTACGTATGCGCGCGGGATTCAGGTATGGAAGGTATGGAAGGTATGGAAACAGCCCTATCCATGCGGCTTTCAGGGTTCCATACCTCAGCAAGCAGGTATGGAAGGTATGGAACATTTTAGAAAGGTATATCACGTTCACCCCCATTACTGTCGCCGGTACTCGACCCTGCCTCACTTCTTTCCGGTGGCTTGTACCAAAACCGGCTGACAGCATTCGTTTTCTTTTCTTTCTTGGTGCAACCAAGCGCCTGCAGCGCCTTGCCGATACGCGTCTGCACATCACGAGACAAACGCGCCGGATCAATCTTCAGGTAATACGCAGCATCCGCCATCGAGAACAGGTCGTACTGCTCCTCGACATACTTCTCCAGCATGTCGATAAACGAATCATGCTGATGACGTTTGACTTGTTCGGGATCGAATATCGTGCGCTGTTCTTCAGACGTCGGCCAGAACCGCTTGCCTTTCTTGTACAAGTGATATGCTTCAGCAAACAGCTGATCGCGCACAGCGGCCAGCCCCTCGCAATCAATCTCCTGATCGCACACGACCGGCCAGAACCGGCGCCCACCGGTTGTATCCTTGTTCCATGACCATTCATTAGTCGACCCCCCGAATACAAGCTGGCGCGGGCTGCGTATGTCACGCCTGCCGTATGGCGGTCTGAATTCATCAACCTGCCTGGATAAAAACGACTTTTGCCGGGCGGCTTCAGCCCGTGCCAGCGAATCCAGCTCGGCAAATTCATACAACCACTTGCCGCGTATTGAATTCATAGAGTCTTTGTTGTGCAGGTCCAGATCGGTATCACCGAACCATTCACCGGCAAGAGCGCGCAACATGGACGACTTCCTCCGCCCCTGCGCGCCTTCCAGTACCAGGCAGCAGTCAAACTTCACGCCCGGTTCCATCACGCGCGCAACCATGCCCATCAAAAACCAGCGTGACACACGCATGATGTAATCATTCTTCGGCGCGCCGATATAATCCGTTATCCAGTCATCAACACGCGACTGGCCGTCCCACTCAAGCGAATTCAGATAGTCCCTGACGGGATGAAAAGTATTAGCCCTGGCCAATGCCTCAACAGCCTCGGCAACCTGCGCAGGAGACGGCGCAAAAGCATAATTGCGGGTAAGCCACATGGCCGTCTGCACGTCGTCATTCGCGTCCCATTCTTCAGAATCGCTCGACGTGAACGGCGGCTTGTTGCGCTTGCATATCACATACGAAAACTCATTGAACGCCAGCACGCCCCGCCAGTTAATATCAGCGCTGATAATGTCGTAAATATTCGACAAACAAGGCACAATGCGCCCGTTGCTCATCAGCAGCCCGCCATCCTGCTTTTGCTGCTTCGGCTGCTGCTTATCGGTGCGGACATCATTAATCATGGCGATCAGATCATTCATCTGCGCGCCATCATCAATAGCGTCGGCAACGTCCCAACCGTCCGGTTTATCGCCCGGTTTCGGGATATTCACAAACTTGAAATCAGTATCCGGGTCAATGTCCTTCAGCATCCGGCAAATATCGCGCATTGCACGCATGCCCGGCTGTTTCGATTCAGGCAGCAATGGCTTTGTGAGTGGATCAACCCCATTCGCCTTGTCATCTTTCGATAACGGCTCGCGTTTTGAATCGCAATCCGCCCAGGCATAAATCGACCTGCCAGCCAGTGGCGACCAGTCAACCTTGCCGATTGCCTTCGACCCACCCGGCCAACTGACAACAACAAAATTACCCTCAATAACTGGCTCAGCAAAGTCAACGCACTTCTCGCCTTCAACCAGCAAAACCGGTCTGTCTGGATACTTTGCCAGACGATCCAGCTTATAAATCGGCCTGGGTTCAGAAAACGAAACCCAGCGCCATTGCAGATCGCCGGTATCCGCATTCCTGCAGAAAGAAAGCGGTATCGTCTCTTTGCCGCCGGTCGAAGTTTTAAAGCGGTAGATATAGCCGATCAGCAGCCCGTCAGCATCAAGATACCGATAAACATAATCAGGAATACCGCGCTTGACATGCGCCCTTGGTGGTTTCGGCGCATCCTGCGGAACGGGTAAAACAGGTGTCCATGGCGACTTTTTGCGCGAATCCGGCTTACCCTCTGGTTCAGCTGGCGCATGGTTATTGTTTGCCGGCACATCGTCGGAAATACCGACAATCTCAGCCAGCGCAATTGCCGCATCTTTCTGTCTTACCGAATGCAGATACGCATACAGGCTGATAAAATCCCCGCCCTTTTCGCCGGTCGAGAAATCGCCCCACTGGCCGGTATTGATATTGACCGCGAACGATCCCTTGTGCCTGTCTGATCGCGTCGGGTTCAGCCCAAAATACTCATGCCCCGAGACCTTGCCGCCAGGTATCCATGACGGCAGCAGCGTATTCCATCGCGACAGAGCGGCCTGCGCAATGCGCGGGAAATCAATCTTTCGATTCATCGCGCCCCTTAAACAACATATCAAATATCATCAGCCCGGTTATATAAGCGCCGAATACCAAGCTAAGACCGGCAAAAATACCAACGATATGTACAAATAAATCAATCCACATCACGACCGCCTCACTTGATCGCTTTCAGTCTTGATTCGCGTTCCATCGTTTGATCGTGGATCGACTTGATTCTTGCCTTGATCTGTTCGCGCGTCTCGGACACCTCATCAAACAACCGCATCAGGTCGTCGTATTCGCGCTTGTCTATGCCTCCGTCTTCAAGTGAAGTGCGTACGCGGGCGGCAAATTTGCCATACCTGGATTCGCGTTCCAGAAACAGGTCAAGCAATTCCATATCTGAAACAGCGTCAAGTTTGTGAGATTTGACAAACACCCCGTCTCTCTCAGCCGCATGGAATCGCGCAAAATCATCTGTATCAAGAATCGCAATAAGCCGCTCATATTCCTGAACGTATAAATGATGCGTCGCGCAATTAGGATTGAGTTTGCTCTTGAGTGTTGAGTACGGAATACCCATTCTCACAGCCAGCGCCGCAATGCCGCCCGGGTAACTCAACGCCTTGCTGTGGACATGGTCAAGTATGTTCATGGTCGCTCCTCCCGAAAAAGACCGTTTCCAAAAAACCCTCCCGCCGCTAGTATTAAGCTGCGCAATGCCCGGCCATGGAGATAGAGCAGAGAAGGACATGGCCGGGCGCTGCAACAACTGCACACTGCCGCGATAACGGACGCGGCACCGGGAGGAACTGATTTATTCGTTTACTGCGTGTTTATTACTATGATCATTTGCGAGTTCAGGCCAGACTTCATGCCAATCATTCGGGCGTATTTCCTTGCGTCCAAACGGCTTGTTTGCATCCTGCGTTTTCTTCTCGATGCGTGCCGCAAGGATGATCATCTTGTCATCCGGTATCCGGTTTTTTACTTTCCATTCGGATACAGACGAATTGGCAATTTTGAAAAGATTGGCAACCTTGGATACGCCGCCGAACAGTTCAATAATTTCTCTTGCTTCCACAAAGTCTCCTGTTTCTTGTCAATATTAGGCATTCCTAATTTAATTGTCAATAGGCACTCCTTATGTTTTTAGTATTAGACTTCCCTACTATGGGAACAACTACGCTTGCAGAACGACTAAGGCTTGCCTTGAACAATAAACCGGGAGCGAAACAAAAAGACCTCGCGGAGTATTGTGGCGTCGCTCAGCCATCCGTTACAGATTGGTTTAATGGGGAAACAAAAAACATCATCGGCATAAAGTTAAAACTTGCCGCTGAATTCCTTGGCGTCAACCAAGTGTGGCTAGGTACAGGCAAAGGCGAGATGTACGCGCCTCCAGAATACACTGGCGACAAAAAGAGAGACGCACTGATAGATATAATAAAAAACGCGCCCGAGGAATACCTAGGACAGCTTGAACGCAATGTTCATGCGGTCTGTCAACCAAAAGTTAAATACGGAAACGATAAAAACGGAAACGAAAAACACTAGGGTCCTGGAAATAAATAATTTCTGTCATAAAGATTTATGCAGGTGCAAGGGAATAGATAAATAAAACATAATCAATGTATTACTACCTAACAGCATTTATTGCGTTCGCATCGGTGATGATATTGATAAACAGCACGTCTATTGCAAATACCATCATCTACACATCAGCCATAGTTGGCTTGATGATCCTGTCAAAATGGCTTTTCCCAAGCCAGCCGCAGAAAAACAAACAGAACCGACCGGCGACGAAAACAAAGCCAGCGTCAAACCGAACAGCGCAACAGCAGCAGCCCGCAAAAAACCGGTACACAATACCAGAACAAATACACGAATGGCCGCAGCTAAATGAATTTGATTTTGATATTGTCGGCGAGTCGTATTATCAGCCGGCCATATCGAGAATATACCAATCATGGGTCAGTAACTACAAAGAAGGCGACATGGTCGACCCGCTTGACGCCTTCCTGATCCCGGACGACAACAACCCGTATGATGACAAGGCCGTCAGGGTGGATATTGATAACTACACCGTAGGCCACCTAAGCCGCGACGATGCTAGAAGTTTCAGGCGGAGGCTTGGAGCCAAGAAACTGACCGGACAGATCACGAAGTGCAAAGCCACCATTACCGGCGGTCATGAGCTGAAGAACGGCGACACCGCAAGCTACGGCGTCGCGCTGGATATAAAACCGTTTGAATCAATATGAAAATCGAAGATCCAAAGAAAACAAAAAAACGCTGGCCGTCAGACCAAGAAAAGAGAAAACCGAAAGACGCCCGGTAATCACCAGATCAGCCGGAAAGCAGCCGCGCCTATCCCGAAAACGACCGGTGTCGCGGTTGCCATGATACTTACTATATTGAGCCACTTTCCCTTGATGTTGGCGCAATCCCTGTTCGACTCGATGCAGCGCTGTTTGCTTTCCAGTATCTCTTTTTTTAATACCAGGCAATTCATCATCGCCGTTTTTGAGTTATACAAATTTTTTGGGTCATTTGTCGGCGGAGCTATATCAGAAGCCTGCATGCACTTCAAAACCAGAACGCAGGCAATGGCGAACAGATAAACAGAAGAGGCCAGCATCCCGCCCTGCAACCACAAAGGCGCGCCATCATTTCTGATCGAAACAAACAGGGCAAGCGCGCCGCCAGCGCCGGTCAGCAGTAATATCAGCAGATTGTTTGCAGCTCTTTCCAGTGAATTGATGCACTCTATCTGGAAATCTGCATTCGCCTGCGCTTCAGAGTCGGTATAGTCAAACAACCATTTCATTTCCCACGGCCACATAAAAACCTCCTTATCAAACGAGCTGTCAAGGAATCCTTGACAGCTATCAAAATCACCCCAGCATATACCCGCAAACCATCCCTGCGATGAATAGCGCGCCCATACCAATCCAAGCCACATGCGGCTGAATGCCTCTGCGCCATGAACCTTTCGTTACGCCGTCCAGAATATCCCGGCGCTGAGATTCAAGCAATTCTATGATTCTTTCGTTCAAATCTCTTTGGCTATCACTTACCCGCCTTAGAGACCTTTTTGTTTCGTCAAATACTTCGTTGATTTGATCAACATCTATCGCTTCATCCTTACCTGCCATAACACCTCCCAATAAAAAATTAATCAATCCGCTAATCACGGAATGAAAATTTTATCATAAAAATTAGGAATACCTATTGACATGTTAATTAGGAATGCCTAACATACCTCAAAACAACGCAACAAAACACAAAACGAAACAGTGGAGGAAACATGACAACCGTAATTTATGACTGTGACGCGGGCGACCTAAGCCCGCAAAGCATAACCAGACTGGCGAACATGTATCACGAATCAGAAGCCACCACAGAGTGGCAACCGGGCGAAGATTTGTCGGAAAAACTGGTTATCACCCCGATCAGCAAAGAGATTGCAGACCAGCTCGACATCGCCGAGGAAGACCTGATCCACATCGACGAAGCCATGGAACTACTGCAAAGCGATGTATCCATGAGCGATGTAATAACCCATGGCAACGAAGCATTCGCCAGAGATGACCCAATCACGTTGCAGCAATGCCTGATGCTGGCGAAATTAACCATTGACCACTCGCTATCAAGCGAATCGATACCGCAGCACGAAAAGTCAGGTTTGCGCGTTATCTCGGCGGTAATAAAAGCAACAAATGAATTTGCAAAAGAAATTGAGACAGCCGTACCGGATGATCACAGGATTTTTTGCGCAAGAAAACTGATTATCTTGAAAGATGAAATTCTCAAGATAAGTGTAGATACAGCTCTCGGCAAATTCCACGACCAGCGCAGCCAGCAGGAGGAACCAACGACATGACCGCCAGACCGCTCGACTACTACACCAAAGGATCAACAGGACTACTGACCATGAACAGCAAAAAACACTCAACACTATATCCACAAATATACGTTGAAAAATTGCGCCGCAAATACATGATTGCGAAAGTCGCTCTTGCAATCGAATCAATTGCGCTGCTCATCATGGTTTTGTCCGGACTGACATTCATCTACCGGGTATTTTAATCATGAAACTAATCGGACTTACCGGCCCGGCAGGATGCGGAAAAACAACAGTAGCCGACTACCTGCACGATAAACACGGCTTCTATCACCTGTCCTTTGCCATGCCGATCAAAGAAGCACTGGCCGCAATGCTGGGCGTGTCAATCGACCGGCTGGAAAACCGGCAATACAAAGATACCCCATTAATCGGTATCGGCAAATCACCTAGACAGCTCATGCAAACGCTGGGCACTGAATGGGGACGTGAAATTGTGAATCCCGACCTGTGGGGAATGCTGCTGCAGCGCAAAATCGATTTCAACATGCAACTCGCGCCTCAGCAGTCAATCGTCATTAGCGACGTGCGGTTCGAAAACGAAGCCAGACGCATCAGATCTCAAGGCGGCGAGATATGGCACATCACCCGTCCGAGCAACCCGCACAAGGTCAGCAAGCACAAAAGCGAAAACCTGATCGAGCCACTGCCAGACGAAACCCTAATCATGAACACAGCAAGCATAGACGAACTGAAAAACGCAGTCGACGCGCTGCTGATCGAGGAGGAAACGGCATGAAAAACACCGATATGCGCCACTACAAAACCCGCAAGCTGGACGCGCAAACGATCATCGCCGCACTGGCAATCATCGGCATGATTGCAGTCACCTGGAGCGATCACACCAACCGCAGCGAGATCGCCAGAGCAGCACAGCAGGAGATCGTAGAGCGCGATCTGTGCATCGAGCAGCTTGAATACACCATCCTGCAAATTTTTCATCAACCAACCCACGGAGACATTGAACTATGAATCAGTCAGTAATCACAACGCTGCGCCAGATCGGCAATGGCAGTCTGGTGACCAGCGTAGAAAACAAACTGCAAACACTCGTGCAGGCAGTAGAAGAGACCGGAAAATCTGGCAAATTGGTCGTCACCATCAACGTAGCCAAGGCAACCAAGGGCAACGCGATGACCATCAAGGGCGCGGCCAAATTGAGCGCGCCTGATACCGAGCACCATGAAACGCTCATGTTCGCTACCGAAGACGGCGGCTTGAGTACCGAGAACCCCAAACAGCAGAAACTCGATCTGAACGTGATCAAGGCTGAAAAGGGTGAAATCAAAAACGTAAACGAGGCCAAATAATCATGTCATACCCGGAATACAAAGACGCAGAAAGTGGAACTGAAAACATAGCGCAGACGGTCGCCAGGGAAACCAAAAAACCGTTTGAACTCGGCAGCGAGAAGCACATCAAGCGCATTGCCCTGCCGCCCGGCTGGAAGGCTGAATCGTTCGATGACGAAAAGCTGCTGGATAGACCCATAAGAATAAAAGGCGAGGCAGTCGCGCAAGATGTTGACAGCTTTATCGCTTATGTTGCAAGGCATGCTATCGGATCAACATCAACAATCTATTGCGGCGCTGATTACGCGAACAACAACCTGACCATTATATCCGTACTGGACGACCACGCCAAAGACGATCCGTCATGGTGTGACCACACGGTAAGGTTCAAACCAAAACAATCAATTGAGTACGGAAACTGGATTGAGAATGACGGCAAAGCCATGCCACAGGTCGACTTCGCCTTGTTCATCGAACGCAACCTTGACGACATTGCCAATGTTGACGGCATGCCGACCGGCAGCCAGCTGCTGGAAATGGCTGTGCAGTTCGAGCAAAGCCAGGACATGCGCCTGAAATCACACATAAGACTGCAAAGCGGCGGCGTCCAGATGCAATTCGTCCAAGACGATGACGAGGCAACCATCGCCAGAATGACCATGTTCGACCGGCTTGCAATCGGCATTCCCGTTTTCTGGAACGGTGAGCACTACCAGATAGACGCACGGCTGCGCTATCGAGTGCGAGAAGGCAAGGCCGTGTTCTGGTACGAGCTGATCCGGCCTGAGAAGGTTTATGAAGCGGCATGCAAAACCATCATCGACCGCGTTAAAACAGAAACCGGACTGCCTTTCTTTTTCGGTAGCTGGGCAAAGTAAATGCTAACCGCGCAACAGCACTGGCTCATCGATCTAGGCATCATGCGTAGTCCCTGCGCGATTGATGAGCCGGTGATTAGGAAAGCGCCGAGACGGTTTACCAAGTCACCCAAAACCAGCAAGGCGGACAAGGCGCGGCTTAAGCAGGCGATCATCGATCACATTAACAGCCAGCGCATGAAGCGCATAACCGCCGACCAGCTATACGACCGCATGATTGAGAGCGGATCGCTGGACAACGGCAAGGGCGACCAGATCAGCATAGTCGTTTTCAAGAAGCTGTACAGCGACATCATGCGAAACGGTGAGGCAGTCACGCCAACGCGAACGGCTAAGGAAATGATCAGCGAAGGCAAAACCGTGATGCAGATCATGGCCAAAACAGGATTGTCCCGCAAATGGATCAACGAACTGAAAGCAAAAAGGAAGCAATCATGAACACACTAGATAAAGAAAACATCGTCGAGTCGCTCCGGTTCCTGCAGACCGTATGCCATACACAGGCATTAAATAACGGTTGGTGGCGCGACCTGGCAACCGGCGAAGACATGCGCGGCAAACGTAATGTAGGTGAAATGCTCTGCCTTGTGCACAGCGAGATCAGCGAGGCCATGGAAGGCCATCGCAAAAGCATGATGGATGACAAGCTGCCGCACAGAAAAATGATTGAAGTCGAGCTGGCCGATGCAATGATCAGAATCCTTGATTTATCCCACGGCATGAACCTCGACCTAGCCGGAGCCATGGCGGAAAAACTGGAATACAACGCCAACCGTCCGGATCACAAACCCGAAAACCGTCGCGCCGCTGGCGGCAAATCCTACTAACCAACCAACGATTTTTTAACCACCAAGGAGAACCAAGCAATGTTTAAAAGCATAGTTTTATCAATACTCGCAGCATTAGGCGGCGACATCGATCGAGGCGCGGCTGCGCTGACAATCGCAGAACACCCAACCCTTGCGCAGTGTGAAAAACACATCGGGCGCACGCATAACGCTCGTCTGGATACATACGAAAACAAAGGCTATGAGATGAAACTCAAGCTGAATAACACCAGAGCACACGGTTTCAATGACAACCAGACTTCCACATGCGTCCAGACCGTCAAGCCAGAGGAAGCACAAGCGATCTACATAATTGGCGTGGTGTACCAGAACAACGGCTTCGGTTCCCAGACCTATGAAACAGAAGTCCTATACCTGGGATCGCCAGCGCAATGCGGCGAGATCGATTCACTACTGGCCAGCATCAACCCGCACTTTACCCCGCCAGAACTGGGAATCATGGCCGGGTGTACCGACTTAACAGGTTTATAAATTCCTCCACAGCCACAAGGCGGAGCCGGTGAAAGCCCGGCATTGATTAGCGGGAATCGTAGCTCAGTGGCAGAGCGGCAGGCTGAACGCCTGCGGCCGGTACGAATATTTGACATCCCATCGAATATTGACAGTACGAATCAGAATTGGGAACTCTGGTGCGAAGGTTCAAATCCTTCCGATTCCGCCCAACAAGGACAGAACAATGAAGATAAATCTTATCGGCATGATATTGAATAACGCTGGCCGGGCATGTTTTGACGGCGCCGTACTCGACGACGACGGCAATCCAATGCCGGCAGCAGATTCATTGCATTACATGATCATGGAGTATGCAAAGGTAGTCAACGGCGGCACATCAAACGTAGTTACAGTGTCCCGCGAAGTGACAAAACAAACAAAAGACGGTTGGGAAGGATAACCATGTCATCAGTCAACAAAGTCATATTAATCGGACGCCTCGGCAAAGACCCGAACATCAACTACATGTACGACGGCACAGCCGTTGCGAACGTATCACTGGCAACGTCGGAAAAATGGAAAGACCGCAACGGCGAGAAGCAGGAAAAAACCGAATGGCACCGTTTAACTGCGTACCGAAAGCTGGCCGAAATCATCGGCGAATATCTCAAGAAAGGCAGCCAGGCATATTTTGAAGGCCGACTCGAAACAAGGAAGTGGACCGACAAAGACGGCATCGACCGGTACACGACCGAGATCATCGTCGACAAAATGAAAATGCTCGATACCCGGAACCAGTCAGCCCAACCAGCCCAGACTAGCAACGCAACCCAACCCCAACCGCCAGCCGGTAACGGGTTTGATGATATGGAAGACGATATCCCTTTCTAGGAGGAAATATGAAAAAGCCATCATTGCCAGATATTTTCTACAACGTCTGCAACCAGCACCAGAAGGCGAGACCAATCATGCAGAAACCATATATTTGCGGCAACCACGTGGTATCCACAGATATGAGCATGATAATTATAGCCGACAAAAATAAATACGATACCTCGGGTCTGGAAGAATCGGCGGACTCATTATCTGAAAACACAGAAAAAATAATAAACAGAATTAAACAGACAGAGTGTATCAAGCCTTGGCAGAAGATCGATATAGATGACGATGAGATCGTTAGTTTCATGGATGCAAAAGTAACGCATGGCGAGTGCTACGAATGCGATGGTAACGGATATGTATACCTGTCCACATCATTCAATGAGTACGAAATCGAATGCTTGTCCTGCGACGGAACAGGCGATCATCCAACGATCCCAATCTGGGGTCATGTTTGCGTCGATCAGGTGCGCGTGAATCCTTGCTACATTTTTTTGATCAACAATGCTGACTCATACAATACGATTGATAATCAACTGTTTTTCCGTATTGGAGAAATTAGCGGCACGGTCTTAGGGATGAGGTAACCACATGAAACCCATCAACACCAACACCAGACTAACCCAACACTTCACCCTGGGCGAGCTGATCAAATCCCAGACCGCTACCCGGCTGGGACTGGATAACACGCCAGACGCCGGAGCGGTCGAAAACCTGCGCTGTCTGTGCGCAAACATACTCGAGCCGGTACGCGCCAGATTCAACCAGCCGTTCAGCCCAAGCAGCGGCTACAGATCGCCCGGCCTGAACGCAACGATAGGCGGCAGCAGCAAAAGCCAGCACATGACCGGACAGGCGGCAGACATCGAGGTACCCGGCATCAGTAACTTATGCCTTGCGCGATGGATCAGAGACTACCTGCAATTCGATCAACTGATACTAGAGCACTTCGACCCAAGAGACCCACATTCAGGCTGGGTACACGCCAGCTACAGCCGCGACCACAACCGCAACGAATGCCTGACATACAGCCGGAAACACGGCTACCTGAACGGGCTGATCGAGACGCCATACCAGATCAAACAAAACGAAACACGGAAACGCTGAACAAGGAGGAGTGATGACAACCCATAACGACCATAACTATAACAACTTACCGCCAGCCGAAACCGAGAGGCTGTCTATTCTGGCAGAGGAAATGGGCGAATGCTTGCAAGCAATAGGAAAGATACTGAGGCACGGATATGAATCATGCCATCCAAAAGACATGAGCTCAACGAACCGTGAATTACTGCAGAAAGAACTAGGAGACGTGCTGTATACACTTTTACTAATGTCGGCTGCTGGCGACGTGTCTATAGACAGCATAAATCACTGGTCGACAAAGAAAGCCCAGAAAATAAAGGAATACACGCACCACCAAAAAGAATCATTGCTTAACCTGGTTGAGCTTGCGATCGACGAATATAAAGAAGGTAAAAAATGATTATCGGGAAAATGGATGTAGATAGAGAAATAACATCGGCAATATCCAGACTGCGCGGAAATATTGAAGGATACATCTACGCAGAACCGCACGACGGCAAAGGCAAATCACCGCTGCTTATAATGGTCGGCGACCCGATCATAGCACTGAAAGCGCGATCAATCGAGATCGAGCTGCGCGGCAGCGACGGCAGATTGCTGACAACAATGACCGGTACTGTCTAGCGATGACAAAACGCGCCACCTGGACAGCCGAAGATACGGCGCTGTTCATCAAGCACTACCCGGACAGCACCGAAGCCGAGCTGGTTGAATTGTTTGGTGGACGCTATACGGTCAAGCAGATACGCGGCAGGCGCAAAAGATTGAAGATACACAAAAGCGACGAGTATCGCCAAAGACATGGAATAAACAGCGAAGGAAGATTCACGGAAGGAATCGTCCCATTTAACAAGGGCAAGGCGCATCCATCTGTCGGGAACTCGAGTAAACACTGGTTCAGGCGAGGAATGAAGCCGGCCAACCACAGGCCGGTCGGCAGCACCAGGCTGTCAAAAGATGGATACATCGAGATCAAAGTCGCTGAAGGCCGGTTTAAGTGGCGACTGCTACATCGAGAAGTCTGGAAAAAACATCACGGCAGCTATCCGCCAAAAGGTCATGCAATCGTATTTATCGACGGCAACAAACAAAACTGCGACATCAACAATTTGCAACTGATCACCAGAGCGGAACTGATGCAAAGAAACACGGTACACAACCTGCCGAAATACCTGGCGGAACTGATACAACTCAACGGGCAATTAAAAAGGAAGATCAATGAACGACGTTAACGATTTGAGAGAAATTCTTTTCGACACACTCAAAGACCTGCGCAATGAAGAAAGGCCGATGGACATCGACCGCGCTAAAGCGGTTTCTGATGTGGCTCAGACGATCATCAACACGGCAAAAATAGAAATCGATCACGCCAAAATCACCGGATCATCCAGTTCATCATTCATAACCGAAGAAAAACCGACCGGCAAGCTGCCGACTGGATCAGGTTACGTTCATAAACTAAGAGGTTAATTGGCATGTTACTTGTCAGAAGCAAATTAGAAGCAGCTCAAATTTCTTTATTAATTGCGGGTGTGTATGCGTTCTCAAATGGATCAGAAGACATACAAAAGGTTTTTCAAATATATGTATGGATGTATCTAATAGGCTCTCTTTTCTTTTTGTGCGATGGATTAATATGCGGTGAATATCGGAAATCAGATAGCCCTATCACTATACGAATAAATCTCGGCATTGCTCCCGAAGTTATCGCAGCATTAATAATTGCAAGTTATGGCTATGTGGCAACCGGTGTTGCCTTATTTCTATCCGCAATCATTTATGAGTTTATTGACTATGAAAATATGGAGTGCGAAGAGAGACAATGAAAAGCATTGGAATAACGGGCATGCTTGCAATCGTATTCGGTTCTGGCGGCTGGTTTCTGGAAGAATTTAATATTATTACTGAGCCTGCATTTTGGGCACTGTACGGCGTTGTTTTCGGAGTAATACTTAGTGTTGTAACGGGAATAACTGACTGACGCTAAACGCTATTGAGAAAAGCATGGACATCGAATAAATATCAGGAGAAAAATGAACAAAGAACCAGCAAACGGATTCAAGATCATTACCGATCATAACCTGAATCTATTAAAAGAATCTCGAGAGATATCCAAGAAGGCTGTAGAAGAACTACGGGGAAGGCATGGAATAGAATCATTGAGTCAAGTGTCAGTAGACGAATCATTTGATTACATCACAAAATACTATGATATATGGTTGTCTGCAACAAAACACGGTAAAAGCATCGTCAATAACGACGGTCTCTTTCTTGATTCGCTAGCAGCATTTTCTGCTGGTTTCGCGTTTAAATCTATCCATGAGATATTTGAAAAGGAATCTGAGAAAAAAACAGAAGACGCTTTAAGAAATATGACCGAAAATAGGAGATAGTTGATATGACGAACAATGCCGATCTGACCGAAGAAGAAATAAAAACACTGACGCACACACTAACTGGATCACAATCTGAAGACCAGGTATACAGAAATTATTACGCCGCAGACGAAAACCATCATAACATCGAGACGTTAAAAGCACTTGTCAAAAAGGGCTTGATGCGCAAAGGCAAGCACTATATAGACAGGTCAAACCCTTCTTATCAATTTGATTATTATCACTGCACCCAGAAAGGAGCTGAGGCTGTCGGCCTACACTTGCCGCGCCGTTGATCAGATAATCTCACAGCTTCTTAGCCATATCCTTCATCGATCCCCGATAATAAATCTGCAACATTATGGATATTTTCCTTGATTACAAAGCCGTTGCAAGACTGACGAAAAAGAAAAGAAAATCCTGTCAGATTGCCGCGTTGCGATCTATGGGAATACCATTTTTCATCAACCCATCAGGCGAACCGATTGTTGCGATAAAAGCGGTAGAAGGCGGGAAAGTTGATCAAATAGAAAAGCCGTGGCAATCTAACGCTTTAAAATAAAATCATGGGCAGGAAACCAAGCGTTAATTTTAATTTGCCGCCACATCTTCGCGCCAGAAAAAGCAGTAGCGGAAAGATTTACTACTATTTCGACACTGGCGGCAAGCCACGCAAAGAAATACCTCTTGGAAGTGACTATGCTCTGGCCGTAAAGAAATGGTCTGAGTTAAAAGTAAATGTAACCCCGCAGCACCCGAAAATTATTACATTCCGATATGTAGCAGAGCGCTATATAAAAGAAGTTATTCCCACAAAAGCACCAGCAACACAAAAAGGCAACATGCTGGAACTGTCACACCTGTTCAAATTCTTTGACAACCCCCCTGCTCCACTTGAAAAAATAGAACCGATACACATAAGGCAGTACCTTGATTGGCGTAACGTTCTGCATGCGAATCGCGAAAAGGCTCTATTCAGTCATATCTGGAACAAGGCCCGTGAATGGGGATACACCAACAGGGAAAACCCATGCGCAGGAATAAAGGGGTTCAAAGAGACTGGCCGCAAGAGCATCTATATAGATGACAAAACATTTTCAGCAGTATATCAATCCGCAAGCATACCGCTCAAAGATGCAATGGATCTCGCGTACTTAACCGGACAACGACCATCCGATGTTTTAAAAATGAGAGAAACAGATATTACTGACGGATGTATTGAAATAAAACAGAACAAAACAGGAAAAAAACTCAGGATCAGAATTAAAGGCGAGCTGCACCTGCTCATACAGAGAATACTGGCCCGCAAGTCAACCTACAAAATCAGGTGCTTCTCGTTGATCATAGACGAGACCGGCCAGCCTATGACGCTAAGAACGCTACAAGGACACTTTTACCGCGCCAGAAAAGCCGCTGGAATAGAGAATAACGAATTTCAACTAAGAGACCTGCGCAGCAAGGCCGGAACCGACAAAACAGAAAAAAGCGGTGACATAAGACAAGCGCAAAAGCTGCTTGGGCATACGACAATCAGCATGACCGAGCACTACGTCAGGAACAGAAAAGGTGATATCGTCGAGCCAACAAAATAA